GGCCGGGGAACGTGTAGATGTTATCTACGTCATCAACGCGGGACTCCACCTCATTGATGCCGCCAAATCGGTTAATGGCAAAGAGTCTATTAACGCCACCAGCACTAGAGGTAATGAAGTTGGCTACGTCCCACCCTTCCTGTTCAATCAAATCAATGCTTTCCCAACCTTGATTGAGTAAGTTGTAAACCAATATGGCATTGTTGTAGATGGATGCGTTTAACGGGATGGCAATGTAGTAGCGATTATTGTGATAGATAGCTACCGACTTGTCGGCATACTCCTTGTTGATTTGGCGAATGATGGGGTCAATTGGGTCAGACAATGGTAGTCCTGCTCCGCGAAGATTATAGAGGTCGCCGAAGGCTGTTGCGTAAACACCGTTGTCTGAAAGGAAGAAGATTTGATTGGCAATGGTTACAACGGAACGACGGGCCACAAGCCCAGCTTCGCGTGTAATTTCTTTGAGCGTAATGTCCGTCAGGCTACCCGAAAGTCCGCTGAGAAGATGAATGCTATTACGATTGAGAACCACAGCATTGTCGTCGGTGAACGGGTGGACATACTGCAAATAGTCAGCAATGCCAGCCGTAACCTTGAACTGATTCTGGATTTGGTCATAGGTGTCTGAATCAAAAATGTCAGAGAATATCAACTCATCCCTTACGTTGCGGCTAGTAATTGTTTCACTACCAGATGTTCCCGTAGAGGTGTAGTAGTAGGGAGCAATGATGCGACGTTGGTGATAGACTCCCCACGGGGGCGCGGGCATGTGAACAAATCCAAGTCCTTGTGATTGAGCCACAGAATAGGTTACTTTGTGACTTGAGTGATCTACAACTTGGGCAAAGAAAGTGAACGTATTGGCATTAGGAACAGACGCAATGGTGTAACCAACTCCGTTTTCCACTAAAGGGGTTGTGCCATTATCTACCACAAAAATCTGTCTGCCAACGGAAAGACCATGAGCCGTTTCGGTTACAGTCACAACGCCATCCGTTATCACCGTATTGTTGTTGCTATCATAATACGCTGTGTTGGCATAGGTGCCGTTTGCCACCTTAACGAAGGCTGGGCTACCCGTAACAACACCATTCCAAGATAGGGCCGTAAGTCCATCCCTGAAGATAAACACCTTGTTGAACGCTTGAATCATCTCAACGTCATCCGTTATGGTGATGCCGGATGGATAGGCGATGTTAGTTGTAGCTGCTGTCGCGCAATTAACGGCAATAGCCCTAGAATTAAGGGCAAGGATAAAATATTCGTCATTGTCATCCGAGGGGTCGGAGAACAAGCAAGAGCCGTAGGCATTGTTAATGTTGCTGCTCAGAAGAGGAGCCCCGGCAAAGTTGCTTCCACCAATTGAATAGGTTTCGCTACCCGTAGCACCCGTGATGGTGAATGTAAATGTGGTTGAACCTGTTACGGTGATTGTGCGATTGCCATTGGGGTCAACAGTTCCAGTAAGCCCAGCAATACCCACTTGCGTGCCTGTAATAAACCCGTGAGCAGCAGAGGTTGTAATCGTAACCGTCGTTGTGCTGCGAGTCGCGCTACTAATAGTGCGGTTGGTCCAGACGTAGAACGGAACAATCAACGCTTCACCGCTATTACCAAGCTGAGGCCCAAAAGCATTAGACCCTTTTCGGGGTTGCCAAGCACCGTCAATGTCCATGCGTCCATTGATGGACACAGCCAGCTCGCCAGACTTTAATTGATCGGGGCGCAACCGGGCATTGATTCGTGAGAATCCAATGTCCACCTCATCATTAAACTGACTGTCTTTTTCGCCAAAAGTGTTATAACGAGCCATTGGCCTATCATACCCTACTGTGCCTTAGCACAATTAGGAACAGGACTTACGTTTGCCGTAGGCTGCTTTGCCAAAACCGTCATAGTCCTTCTTTTTGTTCTCTTTCTTTTCGTGCTTAATCATCTGCTTGCGTGACTTGTAGTTTTCGTTTTTCATAAAAAGATATTAGCACGACCATGCTTTTCGGCTCCAGTAATTTGCCGATAGTTTGTTAGATGTGCCTTTGATGCCACCAGAACGGGCGCAATAGGAGGCTTTACGGGCTGGAACGCTCTTCTTGATGGACATATTGGCGTCCCCAAAGCGTATCACTTTGGACTTCCCGTTAGCACAGGCGCGGACTACGGACTTCTTGCCGCCGCTAATGTCGCGTCTAGGGCTGTTACAGGGTAGCTTACGAGGATTCATTCCTTCTTGTATTCCTTATGCCATTTCCAGATGAGGTAGGCAAGTCCCACCAAGCCGCCAATAATGCCAATTATACTATTGATTTGGCTTAGACCTAATGAGGCTGCTGCTGGGGTAGAGGCCACAATGATGTCTTTTTCGTAGGAGTTCATCGCTTACGGGTCATTCTGTCACCAAACCACCAGCCTACACAATTGAAGGCCGCGAATTGCACTTCGTCCACCATGTCGGCTTGTTCAAAATCTGGAACATTGAAGAAGATAATGGTGACAAGAATGAGGAGAAGGAGGGTGATGGCTGGACGAAAGAGGGTGAGAACATTCGCCGCCCAAGGTGCGGTGTTTGCCGGTGCAATCGCCGCATTCTGGCTGGCAGTAAACGCTTCCCATTGAGCCTTATCAGCCGCAATAGACGCCATAGCTTTGGCCTTCTCTAGCTCGCGCTTGTGCTCTTGACCGGCTTTGTAGTTGTCAAAAAACCCATTGCCAATTCTGAGCAGAACACCGAGTGCGCCGCCGCCTAGTGCGTTGGTGAGGAGGTCTAGCATTGTTAGGCGGCTTTAGGGTTGGTAAGACGACGGAACAGGAAGTATGGCAACCAGACCCACTTTGGAATCTTCGTCACCTTTACGTTAGTGCTTTCAATAAACGGCATCTCCGCATCCCAAAGCTTCACCCTAATAGGCGAGCCATCCGGCGAGGTGCAGCTAATTATTGACACGTTGCGCGTGGGAGCGCGGCCTTTGGTCCAATAGTTGTCATATTGGCCTAGTTCAATCGTGCCGCTGATGGAGCACCCGTAGAGCGATAGCCCGTCAATCGAGCCTTTGGCGGTGATCGACCCCTGAACGATGCAATGCTGGACGACATAATCTTTGCCGCGCACGAAGTCTATGCTGTCCTCCTGCGAGGCTGGAATAGTGAGACCTGACACGCAGAGGTTCGACACGTTGGAGCCCTTTACGAGATCGTCGTAGTTTTCGGGGTCGAGCGGAGCCTGCCACTCAGCCGCGTTCACCGTCAGCCCGTTGTCCTGTGGCCCAACGTAGCTGCGCCAGTTCGTGTCGGTGGTTCCGCTCATTCGACCTTTGTTTCCTTTGGCTTTAACGCCTCGGCAATCTGTTCCGCGCACTTGCGTAGCAACTCGTGCTGATCGGCGGGTAATGGGGCCAGACGGCTGCCTGCGTAGAGGTTGGCTAGGGCTTCGTTGGTGGTCATGTTATTTGGATTCTAAAGCGGCTAGGCGAGCGCGGACAGACTTCAGTTCGGCAACCAGAATTGGAATGAGTGCCGAGTCGCTGCGCTGCCACTGTTTCGTAATGGTTTCTGGGTCTTCGTCGCCAACGCTCACCGCGCCGATGTGGGCGAAGATTGGGTCGGCGGCGTGCTCTTCTTGGGCAATGAAGCCAACGACATTCTTGCCGTTCTCGTCGCTATTTTTCCAGTCAAAGACGCGAGGCTTGAGACTATCAATCAATCGACCCGAATCCGTGAAGTCGCGGAAGTTTTCTTTGAGGCGACCGTCGGAGGTCGTGTTGTAAACAACGGCGTCGGTCGTGGTGACTCGTGAAATGGAACCGATGTCAGCTCCGGTAGATTTCTGAAACGCGACAAAGAACGTGCCAGAGTTATCAGTCGTTTCGCAAATCGATATGCCAAGCGAGGCACCGGAGCCCGCGTAGTTTATCTTAATGTTGCCGCTGGTCGAATTGCCGGTGCCCTTGGAGATAACTCCCGTGCTGCTCAACGCCCCGGTCACAGCGAGGCCGGTGCTGTTTACGCGTAGGCGTTCGGTCCATGTCGCGCTATTTTCTCGGCTGCCAAGCACTAAATGCACTCCACTACTGTCAATTGCCGACCACTTAAATCCGTAGCCCGATCCAAAAGTAGATGCGTGAAATTCTAAGCCGCCGCCGTTCGCCAGTCCCGTAGATGCCTGCCGAATTTGTAGAGTGCCTGTCGAGGTCGCATCCGATCCCGCACCCGAGCCGGTGGACAATGCAAGCAATGCTGTAGGAGAGGTATTCCCAATGCCGACGTTGCCGCTGCCGTCGACACGAACTCTTTCAGTAATCGTTCCATTGCCAGAAGCAGTTAAAAAACGAATATTTGAGGCAACACCACCGCCGCCATCATCGCCAGCCGTAATGTCCAAGAACCGTTTAAACGAGTCGCCCGAAGATTGATAGAACTGAATGGTGCCAGTGTTGGCGGTGCCAGTTTGAAGCGCGGATAGATTTTGCTTCGGAAGATTGAACTGACCAGTCGCCGACAACGTCGTAAACGCGCCTGTGCTCGGCGTCGTGGCTCCCACCGTGCCGTTGATGTTGATTGAGGCCGTGCCCGTCAGGTTCGTGACCGTGCCCGAGCTGGGTGTGCCCAATGCGCCGTTGAACAGCACCGGAGCACCCGCGCTGCCAGTGTTAATCGCCAAAGCCGTTGCGATGCCCGTGCCGAGACCCGAGACGCCCGTGCTGATGGGCAGGCCCGTGCAGCTCGTAAGGGTGCCGCTCTGAGGCGTGCCAAGGATTGGCGTGACGAGGGTTGGAGACGTGGCGAACACAAGCGCACCAGAGCCCGTTTCGTCGCTAATTACACCGGCAAGTTCTGCCGAAGTTGTGGCTGCTAAAGCCGAAAGTTTGTCTGTCGTTACCACCAAGGTCTTGGAGGCTGGAACAGTGGTGCCATTAAGCGTAGTTGTGCTAGAGGACGAAAGACTGGTAAAAGCCCCAGAAGATGGGTTTGCTGCCCCAATAGCCGTGTTTGTAAGGCCAACGGCTGAATAGTCGGTGCTATCCCCCACCACGGCTCCCGTGCGCCCGAACACGCTATGAACAGCGTCCGTCAAATCCACCTTCTCCCAAGCTGTGCCGTTGCTGATAATCCAGTCACCGACGCCAAACGTAATGCTAAACTGCGTTCCAGCCGTGCTTACAACGTAATAGTCGCCCTTGGTAGAAGCCGCAGGCGGGTCGTTTAAGGTTGGATTGTTTGTCGAAGCATTCCATGTCCCTTTGTAATTGACCGTGCCGCTAACAATCAGCGGGGGGGAATAGTTGATAATTTGGTCAAAAATGCCGGACATGGTTAAATGTAGTTGAGTTCGCTAATCGTAAACACGCCCGTTCCGCTTACGGAAATTACCTTGGCGTTTTTTGCCCAGCCCGCGCTCCAAATACCGCTATTACCATCCTTGAAAATGTGGCCAACGGAAGTAGTGGGAGTAGAGCCATCAATGGTGAGACGCACATCTGCGCCTTCTAGCGTCCAATAGACATGGCTCGTATTAACATTAAGAGCTGCAACAATGAAGTTGGTAGCTGTTCCACCAACCGAAAGCGTTCGCATGGATGTTCCGCTAACCGGAAGCACCTGCATTGGTCCGTTAACTATGCGTGAGTTTGACATGGTTAGACAGTGAATGGGGTTGCGTGAACTGAAGCATCCGTAGAAGCAGCGCGAATAAACTTAGCCGCAAGAGCCGTGCTCTTGTTCCAGAAAAACGGAGGCGTCAGTTTCTTGAACAAATGGCCATTGGTTGACGTAGGCGTGCTGCCGTCAAAAGTCACCATAACATCGTCACCCTGAATATCAATTAGGATGTATTTCGTCTTGGACGAAGACCAGACATTCGTAAGAGCAACTGCCGCTGTGCTTACAGCAAGGCGTTCGTCGGCCTCCCCGGTTGGAGACGGATAGAGATTAACAACAAGGGAGTTATTCATTAGCGTGATTGTGTTGAAACGTAGGTAGAAATGCGGCGAAACAAGAAGTTGTTATTGCGCTGATTCTGGGCCTTGCTCAACTCTAGCATAAGGTAGCTCATGGCAATTTGTTCTTCGGCAATAGCCTTGTCAACCTGACCGTCCATACGAAGGAAGTCGGCATAGGTAGCGTGGGCTGCGTAGTGGAAGAACTCTAGTGGAATATCAACCGCAGCGGTGGTGTATGGACCGGGCCATTCCTTCTTGTAGCCAACCCAAAACCCGAGGTTTCCTGTCGCGTTGTTAATGACTGTCGCGCCATTGCTATCAACAAAGAAGTCGTATTCGTAGGATGGGTTTGTGCCAAATGGATTGGCGTTCCAGATACGGTTGTAGTCCGAGATGTCGTCAATGGCCGCAGGGGACACGGTGGCTGTGCCGCTATACGTCTCAACCCCTGTTCCGGATGCAAGGCTGTAAGTAAATGTGTCGTTACTCAGGTTGGTTGTTTCAATGCTTACAACTGTTTGAGTTCCATTGGGGCTAACCGTTCCAGTGAGCCCTGACACAACAACAGTCATTCCAGCAACAAAGCTGATAGAGGCCGTGCAAACGATTGTAACCGTTGTCCCGTTACGCGAAGCAGACGACGATGTTCTAATTCCAGCAACATGATCGTATTCACGGGCAATTAGATTATTTGTAGCTGGCCGCGCCTGTGCG